ATGATGCTCGACTTAACCCATTTATGATACGTCTGTTCCTCGTAGGTAGGTTCACCATCTGCATCCAATACAAGCTCACCGTCCACATCCACTATCGGGACCAATGGATCGGGAGACTCAGGCACTAAGGCAGGGAATACCGCCTCAACCTCCTGTGCGACCAACCCCAAGCGATACGGTGCATCGGGGTCTGCCTCTACGTCTGCCTTATGCCGAAACTTGCGATATTGGAGAGACTTTAAATCGTCCCAATAACTCCGCGCATCTTGAATATCTTGTTTGAATTTGACATCTGATATAGTGCCGTAGGTGCCGTCGTGGTTGGCAAGATCGCCGTCAGAGTAGATGAACATACGCGAGGTTGTAGTATCAAAGCATCCCAAGAATACGCCATTATTATTATCTATAGTGGCTCCAGAGTATTCTAAGCGTAGGACATGAGAGTTTGTCGCAGTTCCAACTTGATCGACATTAGCAATGTAACCTGAGTCATTGTTCTTAGAAACATCTAAAGCATAGCTTGGCGTGGTCCCAATCCCCACGTTGCCGCTGGAGTCAATCTGCATACGCTCCGTTGCGCTGGTTCTAAATCGCATAGAGTTTGTATTGTGGTCGTATTGTATAGCCCCCTCTGCACTGCTAAACGCCTTAGCTCCATTAGTGAACATGATAGCAGAGTTGGCTGTAGCAAATGTCACATCCAGCACAAGATTAGACGTATCTGCACCCGATGAATTGGCACTATTAGACACGACTAATAGATGATCTGCTGATGCATCCCACGATGACGGTGAACTCGTCCCAATCCCCACGTTGCCGCTGGATTCGATACGCATACGTTCTGCGGCGTTGACGATCATATTCATATATGGCGATCCGCTATTGTAGAATGCGTTTAAAACCGCAAAGCTATTACTGGACGGACATCCATAATTTAAATAGCCCTGACTCGCATCAGGCATGAGAAATGACAGGCCAGCGTGATTGTTGTTTTCAATGATTAGATCATCTGCTGTTGTGGGAGGCGCAACAGTTCCAGCAGTAGCCGTGTGAACGTGCAGTGTTCCATCCGTCCTCGCTATGCCTACGCCAGCGTTGCCTACAACGTCAAGCGTAGTCCCATCAAAGTTACGCCATCAGCGAGGACTGCCGTGGCATCCAGCGTGGCGATTAACTCACCCCCCGCTATCGTCAGGTGGTTGGCCGTGTGGGTGAGGGTCACATCAGCGGCGTTGTAGTCAAAGACATGGCCTGATGGGAGGTTCACCGTGGTGGCTGCTACCGTGAGGTCTTGCCCTGTATCCCCCACGGAATCCACATAGAGGTTCGCCCACCGGACACTGGAAGTCCCAAGGTCATCCGTGCTGTCCGTGTCGGAGACTACATTGCCGCCATGCGTGGTTACGCCTGTCAGCGTAGAGGTAGTGCCAACGAAGAGCGCCTTAGCAACGCCTATGCCACCGTCCGTTTGAATAGAACCCGTTGTGCCCGATGTGGTATCTGTAGTGCCATCGACTACAAGGGCATCCGTCAGCGTTAGCGTTTCCAGTGAGGCATCAATGCCGCTGGTGCCGCCCGTGAGGAACTCAGGAACCGAACCGAGCGAACAGACAACACGCCCTGTGCTAGCGTGCACTACAGTGATCGTGCCTACCGTCTGTAAGAACTGACCCCCCGTAGGCTGTGTGCGCGTCCAGCCCCCTGCCGTGGTCGATAGGTAGATCGGATCTCCTACCGCACCACCCGAGGTATCTACGCCCGTTATTTCATAGAAGACCGCTACTGTGCCATCGGCTCCGTCGAGAATCGCATCGACCACCACACCTCGCGCAAAGTAGTTAGTTGAGGCGGTAGCGGTAGAGATCGCCTTAGCCACCAGTGGATAGTCGTCGGTGCCATCGTTGTATGTGCCCGAGAAGTAGACTAGGTCGTTCGCGTTAAGCCCTGCTCCCGTTGAGTTGTGCACCTTGATCCGCACAGCCTCAACCCGATCATAGGTGCGTAGGTTGACGGGCCGTAAGCCATTGTCTTGTAGGTTGACGTAGGATAGCTTGGTCGTATTGGCCCATGTCTGTATCTCATTGAGTGGCGTTTGAACATCCGTCCAGTTTTGCGGATTGCCGTTCGCGCCTGATAAGGTCAGTGTAAGCGTGCTCATCGTCTATCCTCTACGAATCCAAGTATACTAAATGAGTTCATCTGAAATTCACCTTCGATATTCCCGTTGTCGTAAAACTCTATATCAAACTTCTTGCCTAGTACCGCAGGGGTTGCTCTAGCGTTCACGAAGTCCCCTGCGTTCCAGAGCGTGCCATCGCCCCAATCGCGTGAATCACCCCACTCATTGAGGTCGCCTGACAGGTCCACGCTCTTTGATTTCTCTCGAGCGCCACCATCTGCGACTAGCTTAATGAATAGATCGTAGTTCCCTACGAGGGTTGTTCGTGCATAAACCTGCCGTGCCGACTTCGTGTGATTGCGAACCCCGTCTTCGACTCCATCATACCCATCCCTACGCGCAAGCATCGATATAGAATATTCAGTTCCTTCTATTGAATCCTTATACTGCGCCCGTGAATCCATCTCATAGACATAACCGTCTTGTGCGCAGAGACACCGCACAACCCCGACATTGGATGGCAGGTGACTATCAGGGTGCATACGCGCTTGGAAGATCGTCTGCACAGGTAACGATTTGTTGGTGTTGTTTCGCACGCGCCAGTAGGGGTAAGCGCCTTGCTGACCCTGCGCGGATCGAAGCGCACTGGTTAAGTTAAGGCAGTAGCACTCGTCGTGCTTGCTGACACCCCCTGCGAAGGTCGTCTTCTTTGTTACTGAGAAGCGCACTTCATCATACTCAGGCACGTAGACCCCCTGCACATCCGAGTAGCGATCAACAGCGAGCCCATCTAGGTCTTGGTGGTCGAGCCCACGCACCGCCTTGACGATCGGTGGCACTAAGCTCACCATCTTCGGTATGCCCTCCCCCTCTTGGATCAGCATCATCGGCCCATCGACCGACCAGAAGAAGGCGACGTTGCGGCCCGACTGACCATGCGTAGACGGGATTGAGACAAAAGATGCATGATGCGCAGGACCCGTCAACGCACTAATTTCATCCCAGTCCCAATCCCGAGGTGACGCGGTTCCGAGGTAGTAAGCGCGAGTAAAAGTGCGCCCCCCTACGATAAGGAACTGTCCCATTGTGCCTAACGCGGTGATCTGCTCACCCTGTGCGCCCGTCACATCAACCGCCAGTGAAGCATCCCATGTGCCTGAGTCGCGCAACCCCGAAGGGAAGAACGAGTAGGGATAGGTTGCATTCCCCGCAATAATCAAACGGTTCGCATAGACGGCGCCAAAGAAGCAGGGGTTGGAGTAGGTAGCATCGCCCGGGGTCGCCCATGTCTTACCCGAGGTCATTGTCTGTAGCGTGACCCCATCTAGTATGTGGAGCTTATCAGCGAACATGATCATATCTACGCGCACATCATTTGCTATCGTGCGGGACTGCGCCGAGAAGGTCTTAGTGTTGTTATCGTAGGTCCAGAGGTCGGCATTGCTGGCCCCCTCCTGTATCACGGCGAGGATCTGTGTCTCATCGTTAAAGTGGCAGTCATACCCTGCGAGTGTGTCGAGCGTAGAAGAGCCAATCGTCGTTCCGCTTAGCTGGCGTAAGCCGAGGTCTTTGGTGATCGCCCCTTCATTGAACAACTGTAGGTTCTGTATCTTCCGATAGCGTCGGATCGATTCGGTGGAGTCCTGACGGATCCCGCCGAGCAGATCGTTCTCTTCCCACGTAAAGGCACCATCACGCTCCATCATTGCTTGCTTCCCATCAGGGCTTGACCCAGCTTCATGAGGGGCTCGTTATCCATGCCGATCGCATCGCCCATATTCTCACCGCCCTGATTGAGCATCTTCAAGATGTTGGCGAGGGGTAGACCGCGAAACGCTTTTTGTGCACCGCCGTTCCCGCGAAGTAAGCCCCTAGCTTTTCTTTTTGCCGCTTCCACCCCATCATCTACCATGCCGCGAGAGGTTAGGCTTGGTCGGGTATGTTTGAAAACTGTATTCGATAGCCGCGTTCCCGCCCGTCCTCCAACGTCGCCTAGTAGTTCCTTGCGGGGAACGTGGGCTAAGTCGGGATCCTTGATTGCCTTTGAAAACACCTCACGGCCAATACTTCCAGCATTACTCTTCGTCAGCTTTTGCAAGAGCGCCTTGATCCCCGCTGAAGGGGGCATTATCGGTCCACCCTGCACTTCTTGCCCACGCACCGCCTCCTTGTAGAAGTCGCCCGTAGCAGAGGACATTGCATCAATCAGAGAGGGAGCGCCCATCAGTAGCTCACATCCATTGGGACCACCAAGTTGAGGGAAGCATCTTGTCTATTCTGAAGCCAAGCCAACAAGCCTTTCTCTAGCCCGGGCCGTCCTGAGTAGCCATAGTAGACCCGTGATATATCATCGATCCGCGTGCGTGTCTTGATCGCGCCATCGATACCAGCGCGCATAGGCACCATCTGGTGAAAGTCTTCGGGCACAGGCGACATGATAGCAAATCTCGTCTTCGATCCCGAAGTAGTCGACAGCGTTTCGGACCATGCGCTATCGACCGTGATCGTCAGGGTAGAGCCCCCCGTGTAGTCTGTGATAGTGCGCTGATCTCCTACGCCCGCATTCTCTGTGATGAGCACTTCCATGCCGTTATAGAAGTCGTCCCGCACATCCGGCTTACCGAAGTTCGTAGTGTAGTTGGGGGCATCTGTGAAGAGCGTTAGCGTGGTCGTAGTCGCCGCGCTGATCTCCCCTTCGATCATCTGACCAAAGGTGGGGATATACCATACGCGAACCGTCTTGCCTGAAGAGCCCGGCTTGCCGACGATCCGCACCTTCTTACCCTCCATGATGAAGTGGTATGAGGTGGTGGTGTTCGCTATGCCCGGGGCATCGAAGTCGAGTAACGATCTGAGTTCTTGCAGGGGCGTGATCTCTGTGCCGTTGGCTATATCTTCCGTGAACAGTATGCGCGATCCGAGCCGCGCATTCAGCGGCAGGTCATAGAGCGCGGTATCTGCGACGAGCGTGATCGTTTCCGTCTGCACAAAGTAGGTCGGGTCTTGCTTCGCTATGACGCGGAATATCTCGCGGTTGGCCGCATCCAGCTTGCGCCATACTTCAGCCCCCGTGAGAAAGCCATCGTCGGTGTCGAGAAGCGAGTTGAACTCTTCGTACATCTCATTCGGTGTCATATCATCTCGGCTTGGTCTTGTAAGTAGAGCTTCTCTTCTCTGCGATCCGTGAACTCTTCTACCGATTCCATGTCTTCCTTCGGCACGTTCCGCGAACCCATAGTCTCATCGACGTAGCCCCCGATGGGCGTAACGTCACGGGCTATGTCTTCGATCTGATCTCGCGCTTGCTTGTGGGCAAGCTCTTCGCCCTTGCGTTGCTTTTCGATCATCTC